AAATGGCATGAATCTATGACGGCCGACGAGAAAGGTGAATTCTCTAAGAAAATTAGTGACGCAAAACGAGGCAGAAGTAACGGTAGAAAGGGATATACTCATCCTGAAGAAACCATCGAAAAAATGAGGACAACGGCGTTAAGTAGAGAGAATTCAGATGAATGGAAAATATCTCATATGGCTGCTATGGCCAAGCGTAAGGGCACCTCATTAGTGAAAAAATATAAACGAATCGAAGTAGATGGTGTGATATATGATTCGGTCAAAGAAGCAATAGCTTCGTTAGGAATCAAACATCGTAAAACATTCTATGATATGATTAAGAAGAATGAAATACAGGTAAAATACTTATGATATTTAATAAAATCAAAGAGCTAAAGGATGATGGTAAAATCATCGGTGTGGTTTTCAGTCAGTTCGATTTATTGCACGCAGGTCATATTGCTATGCTAGCAGAAGCAAAGAATCACTGCGACTATCTTATCGCAGGGTTACAAACAGACGCAACAATCGACAGACCAGACACTAAGAACAAGCCGATTCAATCGGTAGTTGAGCGACAGATTCAACTTAGTGCCTGTAGATTCGTCGATGAAATCGTAATCTATCAAACAGAGCAAGACCTACGTGACTTGATCCTGATTCTACCCCTAGATGTTCGTATCCTAGGCGTAGAGTATCAGAGTCAAGACTTCACAGGCCGCAAAGAATGTAGCGACAGAAACATCAAGTGTATCTTCAACAGCCGAGATCACTCGTTTTCAAGTTCAAGTCTACGCAAGCGAGTAGCAGAGGCCGAAACATCCAAAAAATGTTGACAGAAACCACCACTCTGCGTTATACTGATATTTTATTGTATAAGTATTACTATGACTAACAGAATCGGTTTCGCATGTAAATGGATCGACACACCCGACCAACTTGACGGTGTGTCAGCCAAGGACGATGCCAAAAAATACAACACAGGTACTACTACTGTCGCTTGGCTCAACCGCCAATCCAAAGCAGTAGCAGAAGAACGACTGTGGGACCTGATGAAGGCCAACATCGAAGCAACAAAACAACTCGTACAGAAAGTAGGCACCCTTGATAACAACTTACGCATGGTTCGTCTTAGTAGTGACATCCTCCCTGTTTATACTCATGCCGATTGGCGCTATTTTTGGCAGTTACCAGATGTTCGTAGACACCTCGAGCGGCACTTCCAAGATGTTGGTAGCATTGCTCGTGAGCGTGATGTGCGTTTGTCTTTTCACCCTGGTCAGTTTACTGTACTTGCCTCTGATAATCCAGGCATCGTCAACAATTCGATAGAAGAGTTCGAGTATCATGCGGACATGGCTAGATTTATGGGCTACGGCCAGAAATTCCAAGACTTCAAAATCAACGTACATATCTCCGGACGGCAAGGTCCTGACGGTATTCGTCGTGCGTACCAACGACTCTCGCCAGAAGCAAAGAATTGTATTACTATCGAGAACGAAGAAAACGCATGGGGTCTAGATGATTGCTTATCCATTACTGATATTGTTCCTATTGTGCTTGACGTACATCATCATTGGTGTCGTGAAGGGCAATACATTGAGGCAACTGATCCACGCATTACGCAGTTGGTTGATAGCTGGCGCGGTGTACGTCCTGTTATGCATTACAGTGTTAGCCGTGAAGATGTACTCGTCGGTCATGTCGCTGACCATTGCCCAAGCATGGAGTCTTTGCTTCTAGAGGGCTACAAGAAACAAAAGCTACGTGCTCATAGTGACTTCTTCTGGAATACAGCAGTCAATCAGTGGGCACTTAGTCACTCGACATGGGCTGATATCATGTGCGAGTCTAAGGGCAAGAACTTGGCCTCTATTGCGCTATACGAAAGCAGAAATGTCTGAAAACAACTCAGCAAACGGAGTACACAGCTATGACAGCACAAGCACGGGCTCACTGATACACTTCTTCAACAGAAACATCAGTGAGTACCCGACTGAGCAGGGTATGAAGTTTGACTTAGTGCCCGTCACTCAGCAGAAAGACTTGATGCTGAATGCCGCCAGACTACACGCACAGCAAGAGTACGACCGCATCATGGAAATGGTAGCTGTACTTGAGCGACAAGCACAGGGCATCAAGCGCAGACTAGATGTCACAGACTGGGTACACGCCGCAAAATTTGATTTCAAGCTGTACCCTGGCAATAAATACTGGCTAGTCACAGATACACGGCACGGATTCAATAGACTGGTTCATTCAGGACCACGAGACTGGAGCACAGGCGCACCAGAGAATTACAATTACATCTGCCAAGTAAAATGGCTGGGCGATTACACATGGATAGAGGTAGAAGATGCTGAGTAAAATCAAGAATTGGTTCAAGAAATCTGAATCAAAAGTGGACCCACCCACACCAAAAGTAAAACGGGCCAAGCAAGTCAAAGACGATGATGAAGCAAAGATGCGGAATCTGGCAAAAGAGGCAGCAACGGCAAAGGGTGAACCGTGGGTTGCCATCATCAACGTAGATATCGATCCGAACAACATCAACACGGGTGCGTTCGAACTGGATTGGAATGTGTCATTCCTCAAGAAACTCATCAGAGCCGGCTATCATCAGAACGAGAACGACACTGACGAAATCATGGTGGACAGATGGTTCCAGACCGTCTGTCGGAACATAGCCCTCGAGGTATACGAGCAACAGATGGCCGACCCATCCAACAGAGGAGCAGACGATATCCGCCCTCCACTCTCCCGTAAGCCACTAGGTGGCGGCCGATCAGAGATCAGTTGATCCAAAATAGCTTGACACTAACCTCGTCAGGCGCTATAATAGTAGCATATTTACACAAAACACACACTATGCGCTATATTCTAATTGACACTGCCAATATGTTCTTCAAGAGTCGTTACGTGGCATCTAGAATGTCAACTGACGAAGAGAAGGTAGGCATGGCACTACATCTTACATTCAACTCAGTTCAGAGCGTAGTTCGCAGATTCGGCGGCGATGACTGTCATGTTGTGTTCTGTACTGAAGGCCGCTCATGGCGCAAAGACTTCTACAAGCCGTACAAAGCAAATCGTGCCGTCAATCGTCAGGCACTTACCGAAGAAGAACTGGCACTTGATACCATGTTCTGGGAAACATACGAGTCGCTAACGGATTACCTTCGTGAGAAGACCAACGTAAGTGTACTACGCTGTCCAACCGCAGAGGCAGATGATCTCATTGCCAGATTCATCCATCTACATCCAGCAGATGAACACTACATCATCAGTTCGGACACGGATTTTGTCCAGCTAATCGCACCAAACGTCAAGCAATTCAACGGCATCAATGACCAGTTCATTACGCTTGAAGGCTACTTCGACAGTCGTGATCGTCCTATCAAAGACACTAAGACCAAAGAACCTAAACTGGTCGGTGATCCAAAATGGTTGCTGTTCGAGAAGTGTATGCGCGGAGATACATCCGATAACGTCTTCTCGGCTTATCCTGGTGTACGCACCAAGTCAACTAAGAAAACAGTCGGCTTGACAGAAGCATACGCTGACAGAACAAACAAGGGCTTCAACTGGAACAATCTAATGTTGCAACGTTGGACCGACCACGAGGGTGTAGAACACAAAGTACTTGACGACTACAATCGCAACGTTACTCTTGTTGACCTAACAGCACAGCCGCAAGAGATCAAAGATGTGGTCGATGGTTCGATTCGTGAAGGTCTGCGCACACAGTCTATCCCTAACGTGGGCTTTCATTTTATGAAATTCTGCGCCAAGTATGACCTTGTCAAGATCAGCGAACAAGCGCAATTCTATGCTAAATGGTTGAATAACACATACAGCGGAGTACTCAAATGACAAAGATAATGATGAACAGTGCTGACCTTGAAATCATCAACAAGGTAGTTGAAGAGAATGCTATCACGCAAAACTTCTGTATCATCTATAATAACAACAGTGGCATCGGATACACACTTGACTTACAATTCACGACGGAAGTCAACGGCCGAGAGGCAACTGTTACTATTCCTATTTGCGGCGAGGAGAACTGGTAATGACTGACAGATTTAATTTTGAAAACCAGCTTATGAAATGCTGGGACATAGTTGAAGAAGTTCGACTTCTCAATGAATTGGTATTAGAGAGTGACACTGTTACAACAGATCAAATTTCAAATTACTTGCTAGGCTTAGAAACAATCTATGAAGCAAAGTTTGAAAAACTATATCGTCAATTTGAGGAATTGATAGCAGAGGGCAAAATAAAATGAACAACAAGTTCAGACCTCAAGATATTCCCAAAGCGTATATTTTCAAGCAACGATTAGCATTCGGTCGTAACGAGAGTTACAATTGGCAAACACGGATTCGCTGGTATCGTGAAGGTGATCGTAATAAGAAACATCTAATTAGAGTATTTGGACAACTACACTACTTAGGCAGTCATGCACCATTGACAATTCGTAAAAAATGGCGTATAATTGAACAACGATTTCTAGATCATCGTATCCCTAAAAATGCTTCAATGAGATATATCAATGAATACTCAGGCGGGAGATGGTTATGAAATTGCTCTGTGATGACATAAATCAAATCTATGTATGGGTAGATGACAGCGATGAGGATATCGAATTGTCACCACACTTTGATTATGAAGAAGATGCTGCCGATTGGCGAGAAAGAATGAAACGAGAATTAGATGACAAAGGCAATTATTGAACATACAGATATATTGGGCAATACACTAGAGATTGGTGATGTTGTTGCTTTTTCATCTCACAATTCACTAGCAATGGGAATCGTCGATAAAATTAATCCAAAGATGATTGGTCTAAAGCGAGTGAATTCTAGATGGCGACAAAACAAGTATCCACTTGATTGTATTAAAGTTGATGAGAATATGGGTTTGTTATATTTACTAAAGAATGGAAAATGAAATGATCACACTAAAACAATGGATGGAAGTAGTTAACTATCGTATCACTGAGGGTAGTCAATTTCAGTGGGAATGCTACGGCTCACACGCATATACGTTAGACAGTTGGAATGGCGACATCGATGGTCACTCGCTATCAATCATCTTTGATACACTCACACAAGAGGTATATGAAGTACAAGCGCACGACTATAGTAACAATCGTGCTTATCGCATGATCAACCCACTGTTCTTGAAAAAGTACAAGAAAGAGGCCAAGCGCCGTGATTGCTCTCGTACAGAAGCATGGGATGACGTTGATTACACTGACTTAGAAGTAGAGGAAGATTTCATCGAGAAAGCAACTGCTATCGTTGCTGGTGTAGAGTATGACACTGGCGTTATGGTACCAGTTGACTTTACTGATGAAGAACTGTTAAAATATATGAAGTTAGCGCATGAACGCAACATGACTTTCAATGACTTTGTTAATCTAGCATTAGCAGAGGCAATCGAACTACACAAACAAGGAAAACTAAATGTCGAACAACCTAGTGGCTAAGCCTATCGTAAAAAATCAACTGTGGGTCATTACTGATGGTGTCAACAAGATTGGCAACATTGAGGCAAACAGTGGTCAGACAGGCTATAACGTAAAAATCGGCGACAACGTAAACTTCTTCTCAACTACAAAGAGTATTGAGAAGACGGTTCATTTGGTATTTGAGAAACCAGTAAAACCCAAGAAGTCATTTGATCTATCGTTTGCTAACTGGCCAACCGCTGGTAAGACCTTCAACAACTTCTATGATGTGAAACGCAAGATTCACGTTTATACTAAAACGCAGGCAAGCAAGTGCTATCACTGCGCTGGATACTTCAATATCAAACTCAACGGTACCTGGAAGACAGAACTATCGCCTAAGTACATCTTTATTCAACGGTATGAGTATCAAGGCCCGTTCACAACGGAGACAGAGGCCACAGCCCGTCTAAATACAGTATGATGTATATTAAAAAGTTCATTGACAGAGTAGCACTCCTAGACAGCAGACCAGGTAAAGACCTAGTAATGCCAGCAAACGAAGCCAAGATGCTTCGTGATGAAATCGCTAAGATACTCAGCGATAAGGTCGCTAACATGATTGACCGCCCCAGTGAAGTTATAGGCGAGAATGTAGTGATCTCAGGAGGCAGATTCAAGTGAGCCGAACACCGAGTAAAGTTCTCTTAGAGATTGTCGATAAGAAAACCTATCGTGTTGATCAGATCGTTGAGGCAAGCGGTATCTGGGCGGTATTCTATGACAGTCAACCAATCAATCTAAAGAA